AGAATTTACCCCAAACTCTCGCTAAACCTTCTTTAGAATATGCAATAAAATATTTTCTTACCCAGTTTTGTGCTGGTCTATTAATCTCTTCCCAAGTTAATTCTTCTGTTTCAACATCTGAAGGTAGTTTAACAATGTCTTTATTTTCTTCAAGACAGTTATCCCTATTATCTGTTTCATAATACCAATACCAAACTCTATAGTTGTTGTTTTGTACTGATCCAAAATCAAATCTACCTCCCGGAACATTGGCTAAATGTATAACTTTAGTTCCGGCTTCACCAGCGGTAATTCTGTATGTTAATTCACCACCAATGATTCTATTTTTAATGTTTCTGTCTTGCATCCTTAAAAGTAAGTCGTAAGCCGGCATCATAAAGAACGAACCTGACTGACCAACTTGAGCGAATCCACCAACACCACCAAATCCGACACCACCAAGTCCACCGAATCCACCTAAGAACGGGTCAACAACAGAGTCGGATAATTCAGCACGTGTGAACCATAATAGTTCGTTTATTTCACGGCCAGCAGGAATAATATAGTTTTGTTGATTTCTAACTAAGTCAAAGGACGCTTTTTTCAAAACGTTTGGCCCATTTGCTTGTAATCCGACTATTTTTGAGTATGCGTATGAGTATTGGGTTTCGAAATCTAAACTTCTTGTGGTAAAGGCTCGGGTTAACGATTGTGTATCAAGATCGATACCAACTAATGATGACCATTGTGACTCAATTAACCAATCACTTACGAATTGTTCATATTCAGATAACGATAACTCTAAAAAAGTATCCATTTGTTCTTCGGTTAGTTCAACCGCACGACCAGGCATACCTAAAAGGTGAAGTACTTGCGTATATAATTTTTCTTTATGTTCTTGTGTTATAACAGCCATATTTGTTTTTTTAAATAAATATCTGTATCTTTTATAATTATGGAAAAAGAAAAAATAGAATATTCTATGGATGACATTGAGATTTTCAAATATGTTTTATCCACCGACGAATTAAAACGTATTATTGTTGATTCAATAAACAATTCAATAAAATCAAAATTTGAACCTTTAGGTAGAATGATAAGTCGAATAAGAAAAGATGGGTCATTATATTATGGTTTAGGTGTTTTAAATTCAGACGGAAATCTTGAATGGGGTGACCTTAATAGATTAAATACTAACTACACCGGATTAAATATGCTTAAAAATGAGATTAATCTTTTATTGAGAAAAAATGAGCGAAAAGATAGAATAGTGTTTAGAAAGAATTTGGAATCTGAATTTATTATTCCGGAATTATTAAAAATACAAAAATATTCCGAAGAATTTAAGGATGATTTATATAATGAAGACTCAGTTTTTTATAAAAATCTAATTAATTCGATGAATAAAATATGGGAGTCAGGAAAAAAATATTCGAGTCATTTTTCAAAAAACTTTAAAACTTTTTTTCCAACGGCAGTTAGTTCATATGATAATGATACCGAAAAAGGTGATAGTGGTGATATGTTTGATGGTGTGGATGTTATATTATATTTCAATGTAGATAAAACAAAACAAAGAACATTTCAAGTTAAAAAAATTAATAAGATAGAAATAAACGATGACGGGAATTATTGTGTGTATGTGTCTATGCTTTTAAAAAAATATAGAAACGTAAACGCTTTTGTTTTTTATGACAATGATTTCGTCTATATATTTAAAATAAATATTGATAAAATAACACAATTTAAAGGGGACGAAAATACTTTTGTATTTGATTCTACGTTATTTTTAAGTAAAATATTATATAATGACGACAATAACTAAAACATTAATAGACATCTTCGTACTGTGTTCCAAGAATAAAGTTAACCTGATTATGCAAAAAGAAGGTGAACAAAATTATGCCACACTTATTTTACACGAAAATAAATTGGTGTTAAATTTACCAAACGAAGATGACGAAAAATTGGAGACACTATTATCCAATAAATTAGAGGACTTAAAGGATATCTTTGAGTAGTTCTTTACTAAAACTCTCGGAATATTCACCGTCTCCCATTACCTGATCTATAATATTCTTTTTTCTTTGAAGGATATTATAAACGATCATTTCTATTGTGTTTTCAAACACCGGATAATAAACAAGAACACAGTTTTTTTGTCCATATCTGTATGCTCGGTCTTCGGCTTGTGAATGATCTGAGGGTACAAAAGATAAGTCGTTCATAATAACAACTTCCGAAGCGGTCATAGTAAATCCAACACCAGCCGCTTTTATGTTACCTATTAATATCTTTACCTTGTCATCCGATTGAAATCGATCAACACTTTCTTGTTTTTTAAGTTTAGTCATTTGACCATTTACAATGACACAGTTTTTTTTGTACTTATCCTGTAACATCTGTAAACTCATTGTAAAATTGGTGAATACAATCACTTTTTTACCCTGTTCAATGAATTTATCAATTAATTCACAAGTATACGGTATTTTCTCAATGGCAATTAGTTGTCTAACTTTCATTAAACGATTTAAAGTAACCGGGACACTTTCTTTGTCCTTGTTATCTGCCGTAATACGCATAAAATCCTCTATTTCCTGATCATAGAATGTGTTCTTTAGTTCTAGGAATACCGGGGTAATAATTTTCTCCGGGAGATCTAGTACATCGGTTTTCATTCTTCGTAATACAACATTTTTAGTTCTTTCTCTTAACTCATCTAAGTGGGTAGCACCACCGGTGTTCCATACTTTTCTTTTTTCAACCTTGAACTGGTAACCGCCACAATATCTACGAACATAACCCTGCCAATTTAAAGTAATTGGTGATCTTACAATTCTTAGAAGGTTAAAGTAGTTAATTGGTCTTGAAGTCATTGGTGTTCCGGTCAATAACCATACTTTTGGTATCTCTTCAAGTATATCATTTAATAGTTTTGTTCTTTGTGCAGTTGTGTTGGAAATATAATGAGCTTCGTCAACAATTGCCAGATCAAAGTGTTCGTTCATAATTAATTTATAAGCGTCACTTTCTTCACTAGTCTCGGTTGTATGAAAATTCTTTAAAATATCATAATTTATGATATAATAGTCAAAGGTTGATCCCCATTTTGTTCCTTCGATGATTAAAATCTTTTTTCTTGTATAAATCTCGATTTCTCTCTTCCAATTGATTTTTAATGACGCAGGACAAACGATTAGTACTTTCTTAACGTCCAACTCTAATGAAGCCACAACCGCTGTCGTGGACTTTCCCAGACCCATATCGTCAGCTAAAATGAACCTATCGTTGGCTAATAATTTAGGAACGGCTTCTTTTTGGTGAGATAATAGTGGTCTTACTGAATATTTTTCGAAGTCTATTTCTTTTTTGTATTGTTTTTCGGGTTGAACCACGGCAAATTTAGGCAACCACATTGCGTATAATTTATCTTTTTCATAAATTTTACCCCAAACGTGATATGCTTTGTCCGTTTCACACAAAAGTTTTTCAATCCATATTTTTGTGGGTGGTGACGGTAATAGTCTTTGTTCCATTAACGTTTCACCAAAACCTTCGACTATATCAACATATTTTCTAGCCACTTTAGGTATAGTTGATTGGTATGTAACAACATATTCCGCTTGCGGTCTAGTTAATTTGAATTTTATTGCTTTTTCAAACCTTAATTTCCATTCTAATAGTTGATTATTCGATCCTGTATATTGATTTAAAATTTCTCTTGCTTCAACTTCTAGTATTTTCTTCTCCATATATAAAATATAACCTTTTAGATTAAATATTTAAAGTATTTATTAAGTATGGAAAACAAACTGCCAATCACGAGAATAAATAAGTTTTTCGGTCAACAAGACTTCGATTTAGATATCCAAATGGGTAAAGAATATTTACACGGTGATATTAATATGAAACTCGTTTTATATAGAGTTGATAGAGCAAGAACCGAAAAAGACGATGTTTATGCCGAAATAGGTAAAGATGAAATTAAATTCTTTCCACCAATTGAAATAAACGGTATTGTAAGAGCCGATGGACCTAAAAATTCTTCGTACAAATCAGGAATGGAACGTTACCTTGAACCCGGTAATATGACTTTTTCGGTATATATCTCTCATTTAACTGAATTAAACGTTGATATAAGATACGGTGATTACGTCGGGTATCCTGAATCTGAAACAAGAATGAGATATTATACTGTATCGAATGACGGTAAGGTAGTGTCGGATAATAAACATAGTCATTTTGGATTTAAGCCAGCATATAGAACAATAACTTGTGTTCCGGTACAAGAAAACGAATTCAGGGGGGTATAATGAAAATAATATTGAGTGAACAACAATATGATAATCTATTAACTGAAGTTATTCGTAACTCGGAAGTGAGAACCGATATGGATTCGATTATGTCCGTTGCTGAAGGTAAGAGAGGTGTAGGGTTCATCACCCTTTACCCGGATTCGAGAATGTCGCATATTGCGGAAAAAATGATTGAAGATAATGATTTACGTATGGTTAGATGTCCATCAAGACCAATTAATGTTGTTATTTATAGACCCAAATCTAGAAAAGACGCAATGGAGCTCGTGTCGATAGCAGAAAAATATAACGGATATTTAGCATATAACGCAACTGAAGAAGATTCCAGAAGGATCGGTCAGTTGTTATCATACCACGAAGACGATATTAACGACTACATTAATCGTACAGGTAAATATAAGAGATAAAAATTATTATAATGGCAATAGGTAAAAGAAAAAACGACATAGATGTTCATCATCACAAAGAACTAACAGGTAGAAGGCAAGAATTATTGGATAGAATAACTGAAGCGGATAGTTATCTACCGGATTCAATTTTACACGATGATCTAGACCTTGGTATGCTTGAGTTCGTGAAAGAAAATCTAAAGGTTATATCCGATGGTGTTCAAATACCGATTGTTCCTAAAATTTTAACCATCCAAAGATGGGGTGAAATGGCGAATAACTGGAATTTTAGTGATGAAGACGGTAACTTTAAATTACCATTTATTGCTGTTGTAAGAAAACCTGATGTTCAACCCGGAACTAATCCTTTCGTTCAAAGAACCATACCGGATAGAAGAACTTTTCACTACGCCACAGTTAAAACGTGGAACGGTAATCAAATGGGTGCTGATGTATATAAAATACCTCAACCAACTGCCATTGATATTAGTTACGAAATTATTATTGTTTGTCAAAAATTAAGAGACTTAAATAAATTCAATAAATCTGTATTACTAAAATTTTCATCAAGACAGGCTTATACATCAGTAAAAGGACATTATGTTCCTATTATTTTAGATAAAATTGACGACAACTCACCAATTGATTCTATTGATGGTCGTAGATTTTATATGCAAAACTATGATATGACAATGTTAGGTTTTCTTATTGATTCGGACGAGTTTGAAGTTAAACCAGCAATTAGTAGACTATTTTTAATGACGGAAATATCAAACGAAATGGCTTCCGTTAAAAAGTCGTATAAAGCGAGTGTTGATATTTCGTGTATAAGATTTGTCGGTGATGATATTCATACGGCATATAGTGTCGGTGAATCCATCGGGTATCTTTTTTACGTGACTGTTAATGGTCTAATCCAACAAAGAGACGTAGATTATTATCATATTGCAGGAACATCAAGAGTTATTTTTCCATCACCGCCAGGCACTGGGGACATTATTTTAATCTGTTATCACGCAATGTCTAGTGGTAATTTCCTTAATGATGCCGGAGCACCTATTACACTTTCAAATGAATATTTTACATATCCAGATGGAGGATCATTATTAATAGTCCTTGCACATAACATAGATAGTGTTGTTCATTTAGAAATTAATGGTTTAATTGAAGAAGAATCATATGGATATGTAATTACGGGACCAAATGAAATAACATTAACGTCACCCCCACCAACAGGAGAGGGTAATATAGCGGTAGTTGGTGTAACATATTTCTATCAATAATTATTCTCCGTATAAATCGGTTTTCTTTTGTTTACAGTTTTCATCGATCCATTTTTCTAAAACTTTATAAATTTTAGTTCCGTTGGCGTCGCAATAAGATTTTAACTTATTGTGGTGTTTTTCACTTATTTTCACGTTTTTCATCTTGTTCTGCATATTGAAAGATATTAAAGGATATTTTAAGATAATTATCTATCTTTTCCCCTTAAAATACGGAAATCTTTCATAAAAACAAAGATATTTATGAATAAGAATAAAAATAAAAAAAAAATAAATAACAACCAATGGCAAATTCAAACAAAATTTTCGTTTCACCGGGTGTATATACATCGGAGAAAGACTTAACATTTGTTGCACAAAGTGTCGGAGTAACAACATTAGGATTAGTAGGTGAAACTTTAAAAGGACCTGCGTTTGAACCTATGTTGATTACCAATTTCGACGAGTTCAAAACATACTTTGGAACAACAACACCTGAAAAGGACGGTATAGGTAATCCTAAATATGAACTACCGTATAACGCAAAATCATATTTACAGGAATCCAACCAATTATTCGTAACAAGAGTACTTGGATTAACCGGATATAAACCTAACAAAACATTTGGTATTACTACAATTGGTGGCGTAACTTATACAGGTACAACAACACCGGCACAAAATACCGGAACAATGGCACCAACAAGCGGTATTACAGGTAGTACATTTTATCCTGAATTATCAGGTAAAATGGCAACAACAGGTGATAGTGTAACAAATTGGATTTTAAGTGGTACTCCATACGCACAAGACGATTGGTTTACAATTGGTTTAGTTCCAGATACATTAATAACAGGGTTAACCGGAAAGAGAATTACAGGTCCTATTGGTGATAATAACAATCAGAATTGGTATAACTACTATTTCAACGGAACAAATGCTTTGTATTCATATCTTTTTGTTTACGCTAGTGGAACATCAACATTTACAGTTACAAGATTTACATATGTTGCGGCTGTAAATAATTTTGAAAATTTAACAGTTGCGGCATTAAGATCAAGAGGGAAATATACAGGGGAAACTTTAAATTTAGAAGTAACTGCAAACACAGGACTTACAATGTCATCAACAACATTAACAACAAACCCATTGGGTGAGTTTACTCTTAATGTTAACGGTCTTACAAGTGGAGCAAAAACTTTTACTTGTGCTTTAGACACAACATCATCAAAATATATGACAAAAGTTTTGGGTGTTAATGTTTATGATAAAGATGAGGCAGAATATCCGGTATATGTTTATGAAATTTATCCTAATCTTGTAAAATCATTATATGAAAGTGGTTTAATAAGAGGATTAAAAGTAACTCCGGTATATCACTTAACTGGTAATGATTTTCTAACACAATGGGAAACTCCTTCTTCACCGATGGTTGTTTCTGAAGTTCGTGGTGGAAACGTTGCTGACTTATTCCAAATTCTTACAGTATCAGACGGTGATGCCGCTAATACACAGGTAAAAGTAACTATTATGAACATAAACTTAGATTCGGGTGAATTTGATGTGATGGTTCGTGATTTCTACGATACAGACGATAATATGGTTGTATTGGAGAAATATTCAAGATGTTCTATGAATTCGGAATTACCGGGTTACGTGGCTCTAAAAATAGGTACTGTTGATGGTGAATATGAATTACGTTCAAAATTCATTATTTTATCTATGGCTGATGGTCATCCAACAGACGCAATTCCTGCAGGATTTAAAGGATTTGTTACAGATACACTAACAACATCTGTATTAGGTGGACTTAGATATAAAACTGATTTTTATGTTGCTGGTGATGAAACCGGTGCTTACGATACTTTTGGTGAACCCGTTTTAGCAGCAAGAACTGAAAGTTTCAAAAAAGTTTCTCTTGGTTTATCTTCAACAGTAGGGTATGATAGTGATATATTCAAATATAAAGGAATTAACGCAGATGCGGTAACAACAGGTTTCCACTTGTCAGTAAACGCTTCAACAATCACAGGTGTAACCAACACAGGTTTTGCTTACGATACAACTCCATATGATTTAGAAGGTCAAACCGGAACAGATAATAAATTGGAAAACATAAACTATCGTAAATTCACCTTGGCTCCGTCCGGTGGTTACAATGGATGGGACATTTACAGAAACGTAAGAACAAATACCGATGGTTATATTTACGGTAAAAAAACTTACATTTCAGGTAACACTAACAATGGTGGTGTTTTCAATGTAAACGTTCCAAACTCTGACTATTACGCATACCTATTGGGTATAGAAACATTCGCAAATCCTGAAGCGGTTAACATTAACATCTTCGCAACTCCGGGTATCAACTACCAAGATCACGGATCATTGGTAACACAAACAGTTGATATGATTGAGAATGATAGAGCAGATTCACTTTATATCATAAATTCTCCTGGTCCTACAACAATCACTACCGCACAAGATGCTGTTGATAGTTTAGATACCGCGAATATGGATACTAACTATTCAGCAACCTTCTGGCCTTGGATACAAGTTAGAGATAGTGATAACTCAACACAACTATATCTTCCTCCAACAGGTGAAGTACTTAAAAATCTTGCTTTAACTGATAACGTAGCTTATCCTTGGTTCGCTACCGCAGGTTATTCGAGAGGTCTTGTAAGTTCAATTAAAGCATTTAAAAAACTTACACTTGATGAAAGGGATACTCTATACAAATATAGAATCAACCCAATCGCTACTTTCTCCGATACCGGTACTATAATTTGGGGTAACAAAACCTTACAAGTAAGGGAGTCAGCACTTGATAGAATTAACGTAAGAAGATTACTATTAAGAGCAAGAAAACTTATTTCAGCGGTTGCCGTTAGATTACTGTTCGAACAAAATGACGAACAAGTAAGAAACGAATTCCTAAGATTGGTTAACCCTATCCTAGAAGCAATTAAGAAAGAAAGAGGTTTATACGATTTCCGTGTAACTGTTTCCAATGATCCTGAAGATATCGATGCTAACACATTGAGAGGTAAAATTTACATTAAACCAACAAGAAGTTTGGAATTCATTGATGTAGAATTTATTATCACACCAACAGGTGCATCATTCGAAAATATCTAATATTGAGAGAAGTACCTTGGATAACTTTCTGAGGTACTTTTTTTTAATTTTTCCCCAGTAGCCTAGAGCAAATAAAAAAAAATGAAAATTGAAAAAAATTGAAAAAAATTGAAAAAAATTGAAAAAGCTCATATTTAATCTAGAACTAGATTATAGAACTAGAATAAAAGTACTAGAATAAAAGCACTAGAATAAATAAATATATTATACTAGAACTAGAATACTAGAGCTAATAACCAGAACTAGAACCAGAGCAACTAGGTGGAAAAAATAACGAAAAAAAATGACAATATCAAATCTTTTTTAAAAATAACCAATTTTTTTTAAATTTTGTAATAGTGTATATTTATAAGAAAGAAATAAAACTAAACTAACAACAATACGAAATGGCAGACCTATTAATGAAAATGCCCGTTCCATACGAGCCAAAAAGACAAAATAGATTCATCGTGAGATTTCCTTCTTCGATGGGAATCAACGAATGGTATGTAACGTCAGCGGCTAGACCTAATGCTAAAATAAATGCAACAGAAATTCCATTTCTAAATACATCAACATTCGTTGCTGGTAGATTCAATTGGAATGAAATAAGAGTAACTTTCAAAGACCCAATCGGACCATCAGCCGCACAAGCACTTATGGAATGGTTTCGTCTACACGCAGAATCAGTAACAGGTAGAATGGGGTACGCCGCAGGATATAAAAAAGATATAGAATTAGAAATGCTAGACCCTACGGGTGTTGTAGTAGAAAAATGGATTCTTCAGGGTACTTTCCTTACCGATATTAACTTCGGTGAATTAGATTACTCAAGAGACGACATCGCAACTATCACAACATCACTAAGAATGGATCGTTGTATTCAAGTATACTAGTATTTTTTGTTTATCAAATCATTCTATATTAAATTTACATAAGACTGTAATTATCCCTCGCATAACCATTTATGTGAGGGATTTTTTTTGGGAAACTTTACTTTGTGATAGTTATATGTTAAATTTAAACTTATGGAAGAATTTAGAATTGACCCAACAATCGCGTATGATGTAGTTGAACTACCAAGTAGAGGAATACACTACGCAAGTAAAAAGAAATCATTCAAAGTGGCTTATTTAACAGCCGCAGATGAGAATATTTTATCATCACAAAACCTAATCCAATCAAACGGTGTTATTCCGGAACTTCTAAAACGAAAAATTTTAGATAGGGATATTACTTTTGAAGAAATTGTGGAAGAAGATAAAGAAGCAGTATTAATCTTTTTACGTAACACAGCATTCGGTTCAGAATACACAATGAATCTAACTGATCCAAAAACTAAAGAACCGTTTGTTCATATTGTTGATTTATCAACAGTTAAGATGAAACCATTTGATTTAGTTGCCGATCCAAATGGTGAATATAAATTTTTCTTACCAAAAACAAAGGCGGAGATTACTTTTAAATTCATCACCCAAACACAAGAAGACGAATTAGATAAACTAAAAACAAGTTGGAACGGTCTTGGTGTCGCACCAATCGTCACAAAAAGATTAGAAATGATGATTAAATCAGTCGCAGGAAACAGAGATATGATGCAAATTCATAATTTAGTCGAAAATATGCCAATAACAGATTCACAAGATTTTAAAAAGTTTGTGAGTGAAAATAAACCGGGGTTGGATTTAACCCAAACTGTTATCGCCCCATCCGGAGAAAAGGTCCACATTGAAGTCGGATTTGGGGTAGAGTTTTTTCGACCTTTCTACGGAATATAAAAGGGGTCAATTAAACGAAATTCTGTTCTTAATAAAAAAAGGGTTTTCGTACTCTGATTTAATATCTATGCCTGTGTTTGTTAGAAGATACTATATACAGTTTATTCTCGAAGGTGAAAACGTTAGTTAAACTATTTATTGTAAATAAGAATCGTTATGGGTGATGAAAAAGATGGTATATCAATAAAGGCTATAGAATATTTGTTTAGTAAAAATCAAAGTGGCTGGTTAAAAGAAACTGAAGGAGTATTCAATAGTAGAAGCGAATCTATTAAAATGTTCGAGAAATATTCGAGCAAAACAAATAAAGTAGATCTTTCAGGTTTACCGCTAACACCAGAGAAAACTTTTGGTGTTGGAGATGTTATTCGTGGTATTTTAAAGTCACAATCTGGAAAAGATAGTGGCACATATCCCGGAGAATTTATTAAACTAGAAGATGGTATGAATCTTTTCTTTAATAAAACAACCAACCAATTATCAAGTCTTAAAGGAATTATCAGTAATTTTCTTTCAAAATCATTTCAACAAGTAACATTAGCATTTGAAGAACAATCGGATTTACTAACAGAAATTAACACAAAAACAGGATTAACGGGTAAATTATCTGAGGGGTTCAGAGCCAATATAATAGAAACTTCGGTTTATGCCGCTGGGTTAGAAGTTTCATTTGGTGATCTTTCCGAATCTATGTCAAAAATATTAGTGGATTCCGGAAGATTTAAAATTATGAGTTCAGAAACAATGAATAAAATAGTTTTAATGAGTAAAGTTGGTTTTGATAATATGACAGAAGCGGCTCAATCTGTTAGTGAATTTCAAAAAGTATCTATGGGTGCATCTGATGCTATGGAAGCGGTTAATAAAACCGTAACAAGTTCCTTACAATTAGGATTAAATGCAAAGGTAACAACAAAAGACCTAACAGCAAATATAGGTAAATTAAATACATACGGATTTAAAGATGGTATTGAAGGTCTAAGAAAGATGGTTCAACAGGCACAAGCATTAAAAATGGATTTAAACGAATCATTTAAACTTGCCGAAAAAGTTATGGACCCAACAGATGCTTTATCATTATCAGCAAACTTACAGGTTATCGGTGGAGCGTTAGGAGATTTTAACGATCCAATTAAAATGATGTGGATGGCAACAAACAATGTTGAAGGATTACAAGATGCATTAGTTGGTAGTTTAGAAAGTTTAACGACATTTGATGAAAAATCCGGAACATTTAAAATTGTTGGTGCGGATTTAAGACGAGCAAGAGCAATGGCAGATCAGTTTGGGATGTCATTACAAGAAGCAAGTAACCTTGCAATTCAAGCGGCACAGAGAACATCCGCCGCGACCGATATGATGTCTTCAGGTCTTGTTTTTGATAACGAGGAAGACAAAGAATTCCTAACCAATTTAGCACAAATGAAAAATGGTAAAATGGTTATTGAAGTTCCTGAAGATTTAAAACGAAAATTCGGTTCAACAGACATTGTTTTAGAAAAACTAACATCCGGACAAAAAGATGATATTCTAGCAATGAGAGAACAATTTAAAAAACTGAATGCCACAGATATTGCAGAACAACAAGTTAACGCAATAAAAAACATTGAAAGACTTGTTTCATATCTTGCGGCTAGAGGAAGAGCGGAAGTTGGTAACAGAGTATATCCGGGAGTTAACAACGCCGTAATGGAACAGTTAAACACATTAAAAGGTTATAAAAATTTGATTGAAAAAGGTATTATAACTTCTTCAGACGAACTTGAAAATTTTATAAAAACGATGTTCAGTGCTGGTAAAAATGAAATACTTAATCTAAATCAAAACAATAAACCAAAAGCGTTACCCGTTCCTGTTGAACCAACACAGAAAGAAAAACCATTACCTCCTGTTCCAACGAAAGAAGTATCAGAAAAAAACATAACAGTTAGTTTTAATTCTGACGCTACGATGGACACATTCAAAAGAGCGGCATACAATGAATGGTTAATTAATAGTCCAGACGCAAAATCATATTTATTTAATGAAGCATAATGGATAATTCATCAAAAATATACCTTATAAAAAACGCTGAGGAAAGTTATTATAAAATTGGTGTAGGTAAAAACCCTAAACAAAGGTTAAAACAACTTCAAACAGGTTCACCTGCGGGGTTGATTTTAATAGAAACATTTAATACAGAACACGCTTATAAAATCGAAAAGGCTCTACATAGAAGATATTCACACCTAAAGAAAGAAGGTGAGTGGTTTAATTTTTCAATAGTGGAGCAATGTGAGTTTTTAAACATATGTAAAACTATCGAAAATTCGATTAAGACTTTGGTGGAGAGTGGTAATGTTTTTATATAAAATCTTTAACCGGCTATTTATTGAAAAAAGAAAATAATGCCAACATATCTAGATTTTGATTCTACAAGACAGTTTAGAGATTTTATAATAGGTAAAACACTAAATGTTGAGAACGGTCCACAGACCTTTACCTCTGCAAATTACATTGAACATAGTTTAAATGATTTTCCTGACATAGATCCGGGGGACGTTACAACTAATTTGAGTTCAGAATTACTTCAAACACAAAATTCAAACATCTTTAAACCAATCGAATATATGGTAAAGGATACTCTTGAGGTTTTACCGAGAAGAGCAAATCTTCACTTATACCCATATTTTCAAACAGGACAGTATCATAATTTAATTGGTATTTTAATTAATGATAACTACGATACTGAATCAGAGTTATTTAAGTTCGCGGCACAAAATATAAAAGAAAACCCTGAAGGTCCGGTACAAGCAAGAATAAGACAAAATCTTTATACCGCAACAGTAGGTAGATTAAATATACTTGACGCATTACAAGGTAATACAGCAACAGCAGTTAATTTATTAACCGGTAAACAACCATTAATAGAATACAATAACAAAATTACCGTGGCGAAAACATTACCCGGTAAAGTTATTGATTTTGCACAAACAATAGCGGGAGTTGAATTTCCTTGGGCAGAAATTCCGGGGGATTATTTAAGTAACCCGAGATCACCTGATGCACCAATGTCAGCCATAAGTTTTCTTGGTGCTTTTTTTGGTATAAATAAAAGATCAAAATCCGATATAAAACCGTCCGATTTATTCATACAATATATGGGTAGTGGACAAAAACAGGTTTTATTCGATAATTTATCGTTCTCAAAGTACGCACCTAACTATACCACAACAGCAAGAAACCAAAACACATCTAAAGTTTTTAATTTTGTTAATAATGTAGCACAAGGAGTACGAAACGCTCTTGGTATCGAAGCACCTGCCGGTGTTTCATATATTGGTGACGATAGATCGAATGATGTTAAATCCGCAATGAACGATTTAACGGATATGCCACTTAGAAGTAGTTATTATTTAGGTTTAATGTTTGATGATGTTCAAACAAATTTACTTCATAAAGATAAAAACATTGGTGAAGGTGGCGGTTATGGCGGAAAATTAACGTGGATTAGTTCTAAATCTAGAAACAAACTTGGAGCAAATAACGCTGAATATGGATCTGAAAGTTCACAATACGAGGAAACCCTATCAACTAAATTCACATTTAGAGAAGATTCACTTCTAGGATATACACAAAATATACTAGAAATGTTACCGACAGATGGTGGAGCATCACGTTCACACGTTGCTAACGCTATTGATCAAACAAGTAGAGTTTTTAGGGACGGTGATTTAGTAATGTCACGTGGTTCTGCGGTAAAATATGTAGACAAATTCACTGGTGAAGAAAGTGGTGTTGAATATTGTAGGGTATGGACAAAAGATAGATCATATTCGAATAATTCCGATTTAATGAAAAAAACTGGATTAATAAGAAAATCTGAAGCGTCCGTTTTAAGTACACCGTATAATCTTAACATATACCCAAACTCCAACGGAAATGGTGATTTTGATAGTTCTTCAACGAATATAGTGCCAGAAAAAGATGGATTTTATGCTAAAAAATATATGTTTTCATTAGAAAACTTAGCGTGGAGATCATCTAATACTCCGGGATTTACTTATAATGATTTACCATATTGTGAAAGAGGAAATAATGGGGGTAGAGTAATGTGGTTTCCGCCATATGATTTAAAAATAAGTGAACAAAATAGTGCAAGATGGTATGAAAATGAGTTTTTAGGTAGACCCGAACCAATTTATACATACCAAAATACAACAAGAGCGGGTACAGTATCTTTTAAAGTGATTGTGGATCACCCGAGTATATTAAACCTATTGGTTAGAGAAAAGTTTAAAGGAATGTCAGATGAAGAATCTGATAATTATATAAACGCTTTTTTCTCGGGATGTGAAAACATAGATTTCTATGGTTTAATAAGAAAATATGTAACATTATCACAAGACGATATCCAAAGAATAATAGATTACTTAAACGCAAGTAATTCGGCACAAACTATCACAAAATATAAGTCAGTACTTGAACCGGTTAAAGATAGTAATGCTCCTGAAGCGGTTAAAAATACTGGTGGTGACGTTACAACGGTACAAAACAACACAACAACGATTAAAGAAATCTTATATTTTAATAATGATATTCCTAAACCATCCGGGGGTGAATTATACGGTGAGGATTACGAAACAACATATCAACAATATTTAAACTCCGAGTATGACTATGTAGCACAATTAAAACAAGGGTTAAATGAATGGTACAATAAAACTACGATTTGGTCACTTGAGCAACAAAACGATCAGTTAAATTTATATGGAACGTCATCTAATTATAGACCAGCATCAAGTGTTACTGGAAAAACTGTTGACGAAATCCAAATTAATGCGTTTGCGGAAATGAAAGATCATCACGATAGATATTCAACCCAAATGGCATTATTAAAAAATGAGTTAGATAATAAAACAGTACAAAAAATATCTATAAACATAGAGTCGGCAACATCTGCTGTGGCTGACGACAAATATAATCATAAATTATCATACAGAAGAAGTGATAGTATTATAAAAGATATAATAAATAGAATTAAAGCAACCGGAGCCGCATCACCTACAATTAAATGGCCAGAAACAAGCGTAAAAGAAACTAACAGTTCAACGATAGATAAACTACCCGAAATATCTTTTAAAGATTTGGGTTATAGTTTCGATGGTACAGTTTCATTCGGGCCAATTAGTAATCTTGGTGAACAATCAAAAAATGGACAGGTAAATTATAAGAAAAATATTGACTGTCACGAAAGAGTATTTAAAACATCTACTCTATTAAAAAAGACATCACCGCTGGCATTTTATTGTAGAGAATCTACAGTTACGGTTGTTTATGAATCCAAACCGATTCAACCCGGTACGGCATCTATTCCTCCCGGACAAGATACGCCAGAATTACGTAAAGTAACACTTATACAAGAACAAGTACCAAAAGCAAATAAAAAACCTCCATTGGATGAACTTAAAAGAATTGTAATGAAAGTGTTATCAGAATGTTATTACTTTAAAAAATTGGAAGAGGACTCACCTATTGCTTTTAGTTCATTAAAAGAAAAACTTAGATATTTCCACCCAGCGTTTCACTCGATGACACCTGAAGGTTTAAATAGTAGGTTAACATTCTTAAATCAATGTGTAAGACCCGGAGACACAATTCCAATTAAAGGTATTTCAGATGTAAACGATTTAAACGCAAGAAACACTACCTTTGGTCCTCCGCCTATTTGTGTTTTAAGAATAGGTGATTTTTATCATTCAAAAGTCGTTGTAAGAGATATGAATGTTACATATGAAGAAGGACTTTGGGATTTAAACCCTGAAGGTATAGGTGTTCAACCAATGATTGCTAATGTTACAATGCAAGTTAACTTTATCGGTGGACACGGATTAGAAAAACCCGTTGAACTGTTACAAAATGCTCTAACATCCAACTTTTACGCAAATACTGAAATGTATGACTATAGAGCAACTGCAACTGAAGATAAAACTAAATTTACTAAAGAATTTTTAGGAGATTTAATAAAACCCCTACAATCACAACTTATACCACAAACGGATACAAAGTCATCAAATAATATTAAGGAAGGAACATACATTGGGACATTAACAACCGAGGGAACTTCACAATTTTTAAGTTATGACGATCTTATTGGTAATGTGTTTACAACCACGTCAAATTATTTTAATGGACATAAAGTAACGATGGAAAACATCACAAATTTGTATGGTTATAAAATTGCAAGTATGTTCTTCTCACCAACTTATAGAGAAGTTAATGTTTTTGATGTTCAGACTGGTGCTGGTGTATTACCATTAACAATAATGGGACAATATAAGAAAAATAACGAATTATTCACTATCGCAAATGATTTCGCATATTCGATGGATCAAAAAATTAATACCACAAATATTAGTATTTTAATGGGGTTAGATAAAGATTTTGGTGATCCGATTATTAAAAAATCAGAAGAATTTTTAAAACCATACGTTAAATCCGAAATAAAAAGTATCCTTGAAAAAATACCAAATAATAAGGATATTAAATATGTAGAAAAAGTTAGAGGTGAATTTACCAATAATTTAGATAAACTGAATTTCATTATTGAAGTTGGTTATGACGGTAAAATACTTCCCGATAACGTTTATTCAGGAGCAACGCTTTCCGGTTACACTTATCCTGATCTTTATGATAAGTATAAAACTTGTATTTCATACGCTCAGGACAATTTTAGTAAACTAATGGAAGGATTAGATACATCTATTACATTTAATAAAAACTTAGTCATTACTGATGAATTATTAAGTGAGTTTTTATCTATTCTACTAACAAGTGGTGGTATATTAAGTGTTTATTCTAAAGACAAAACGATATTCAATGAAAGTGTTATGAAAAAAATCACAAAACGAGTAAATAAATTTGTGGTTACAACACCGGCAATATCACCAAAAATAGGAAAATATCCAACGCCAAAAGATAATACCAAAAAAAGTTATCTTATTTCAGATAATAGTCACGTGTTTACGGACACACAAAAAACAAATTTAACAAAAATAATGTCGTCTAGAGTTGATTTAGCGGTAAAATTAAACTATTATAAACAATGAGCAATCAATATTTTGACAGATACCAGTTTTTCGAAGAAAACGGGACATTTAAAATAATTCCGGGTATTGAAATACCGATAAAAACTACGGATAAGTATCTTATATACAAAAAAGGTAAAGATAGACTCGATAAATGGTCACAGGAGAATTATAACACTCCGTATTGTGGATGGCTAATTTTATTGGCTAACCCGTTAGCGGGTAGTCTTGAATTTAAAATTCCAGATAACTTTGTGTTAAGAATACCATTTCCTTTGTTACCTAGTTTACAAGATTACAGAAGTAAAGTAGAAGAATATAAAATGTATTATGGGGAGTAAAAAAACAACATCTAACGATATTTTAGTAAAGGTCGATCAAAATAATCTTATTTATATCGAACCTAATACTGTAGTATCTAATGGTGTCATACAACAAAGACAAGTTGAACCCGAAAATTTGGTTATGTATGTTAATTTAGAGGCGGATCTAATACCTAGAACCGTACTTATATCGGGAAACAAAACAAACACCCTAACATCAATCGCCAAGGGGACATTAAATTTTTTACAAAATAAAAACGGTAAGGATTATGATGCTACTTGGACCGATGCATATACAACAATCGAAGAAAGTAAAAATAAAGACGGCAAAGGAAAAGGAGTATTCTCTCAATCTGACACATCAGGACAAAATTTTGGTATTGAAAGTGTAGATATCAAAGTCGCCGGAGCAAATTTTATACCACAAGTTAATATTAGGTTTATTGATGTTAGAGGGAAGACATTATTTGAATCCCCGGAAAATTCACCATATAAAGCCTTTTTCCATTTACCTTGGCCGGTTTATTATTTAACCGTTAAGGGGTATTATGGTAAAGCTATCAAATACAGATTACATATGGTTAGTTTTAGTTCAAAATACAACGCATCAAACGGTAATTTTGAAATTGATACTAAATTTGTTGGATCAACATACGCTTACTTAAACGATATATCGTTGGACGCTATTTTTGATGCTCCCTATATGTACGCAATCGAAGGTACAACAGGTGCTACTTATAATGAAAAAACAGGATATCACGAATTAAAATTAAAAAAATCAAGTAGAGGATATGAAGTCTTAACATCTGTATATAGTGAATATAAACAAAAGGGACTTTTACCAAAAGATTTTCCCGTTAAAACTTTACGTGAAATTACGGTTATAGCAAAAAGACTAAATAAAATTTTGGAAGGACAAATCTTTAGCCAAGTTGTTGATCCAAAAGTTTTAGCAGGAATAAAAGAATTTGAAGATTTAATTTATGGATTTCAAGACGCAATTTACTCTTGGCAGTCAAAACATTTAAGTGGGGAAAAATCAAACAATCTATATTACCAATCTGGAGAAGGTAGAAATAGTACAAAATTTATTACCGGAGCAACAACAAATGGTACATTAGAGTTTTTAATAAAACAGTATTCGGATAAAATAGTAGGAAATCAAGCATTTGGTACAGGAAGATCAAATACCGTATTATTAAGAGATAAATTACCAATCGTACCAATTTCATTTAATAATTTACAAAAAATCGATGATTTTTATAATACATCTGGCACAACAGTTTTAGTTGATTTCACAAAGATCACAAAAGAAATCGATAATATTATAAACATATTTAAAAAACAACAAGAAACGATTGAAAATGCCATTGAAACAAAAATGAACGATATTGTTATGGACCCAAAAAAAGGTAAAGGTATTGGATTTCAACCGACAATACGTAACATAATTGGTGTAGTATTAGCAAATGCCGATACATACATTCGATTAATGAAAGAAGTTCACATAAAGGCGTTCCAAAGAGCAGAAGACAGAAAAAAAATATTAAAAAATATTAGTACCGATAGTTTTCCAAACGATGCAATTTATCCTTGGCCTGAAATTAAAAAAACTGCCGCAGGAGATAAACAAAATGTATTGGTTTATCCTGCTAGTTTGGATATGGTTAATAAATTAAATTCGGACGATCCATCATTATGGCCTGAAATAGAGTTCGTTGAAAATTTCTTTTCCGTAGCAACAAAAAAATCCGACCCTTTAACAGAGAAAGAAGGTACATCAGAATCCGTTAATTATATATTTGAAGACACAGACGAAAAAATTGATAGTAAAAATATAAGTACACTAACCTATTTAACTGGGTTATCACCTTATTATAATAAATCCGTTAGTTCTATCCTTTATGAAATATGGGAAAGAGCGAAATATATTACGACGGTTGATTCGTTTAATTTAGAGACAGTAAAAGAATTAGCGTTATTAGAATTTGTTAATCTTTCGGATAGAATAAGTGAAGACTATGATATTATTGAGATTTTAAAAACAATAGACTCTCCACGGGCTTTACAAGATAAAATGAGTGGATTTTCTCCTTTTGAGAGATATCCGTACTACCAAGATCAATTACCAACAGTTCCATATATTGTTGATGTGTTAAATAACGATTTTAAGGTAGAAAAATATGTAAAAACTACCAACACGAGCAACCAAGAAGATGGTTTTACTAATTTAATACAAAATTTAAAGGATTATGTTTCTGAAGACTACAGAACAAGGATTTACCCATTTAATTCGCCAACATACTTAGATTATCTTAAAATATCTGGATTTACAAAATCACAGTTAGATTTAGGTGGGATGTTAGGATTAAAAACAAATGACGCATTTATTAGTTCACCGATTGATAGTAAAATGTGGATAAAAAAAACTAATGATGTTTCAAACTTATTTACAAACACATTTGAAATAGATGGTGAATACAAACACATTTTAAATACACCATATTTCCATAAACAATTATTTGAAGATTTCGATAACCAAAAAATCATTGGAAAATATAGTAGTTCAGCTTATCTTCTTTTAAATTCATTACCATTTAAGGATTTAGATGAAACATTAACATATGACGGTAAAACAACACTAATGTCGTCAATGTTTAGAGAAGTTGGTGCTAGCCACTTTATTCCTTATCATTTAATGTTAAAATGGGGGTCAATATACCACAGATATAAAACATATCTGTTGGAAGGTGTTGATATAATAACAGGTATCACAACACCAATAAACGGAAATCTATATTTTGATGATTATTCTGGTAGAACCTATAATTTTACCATTGACGAAGAACCATTTGGTCCCGTACCTTATAGTGTTGTAAGAACAACTGGCACAACACACAATAATATTGGTCTTAATCCTTTTTATCACGATGTTTTTCATCAAATCGTTAATGGATATGCGTTTTATGATCAACCAGCAATGTCTGGAACAACAAGTTATGCAAATACCATAACAAATAACGCCACTAAGACTTATTATAAAAATATGACTGGTGGATTGGCTTGGACATCATTTATTGATAATTCAAAATTTGACGCAATAGATAAAAGATTTACTTTATTACCAAGTAACGGTTATAAAAACTACACTAATATTTCCGGGTATGATAATGATGAACAGGAAAACTATAGAATCATATGGAATGATGGTTACGATACAATTGCACCTATATATAGTGGTAAAACATTCCCTACATATAACCAATACTTCAGAGATATAGATAATGTGTACACTTTATCTGATAATAACAACAAAGTAATCGATTTAATCGCAACATTTAAACCAGAAATATTGGACGTATTCGAGCAAGCGTTCATAGACTTTTCTACAGAACAATTAAACGAAGAAATTCCATATAAACCTTACGATGTTTCGTTCACTTCGTTCCAATCCTTATTAAAAGGTATTGTTTCTGTTACTAAGGACACTAATGATAGTATAGATATAGCAGAACTAATTTCATCTATAAAAAGTAGACAGGAACAAGGATTAAAAGATATAACAACAAAAATTCTTAGTCCAGATAACTTAATAAAGTTAACATTGGGTAATCCGAAAGAAATTAATAGTTATTTATTAGGTGGATTAACCAACACAGATGTTCAAACATTCTATGCTGGGGCGTTCGATGAGGGACAGATAGTACCAGATAATTTAGATTTAATAGAATTATATTTAGGTGAAGATACATCTCCATATTCATACCAAAATTTCTTCAGGACTTTTGGTATACAATTAAATGAAGAAAACATTAAAAGATTCAGATTCCTTATTTATACATATGCTGGATATGTTCAGTCAGAGTTAATTGATAATGCTGACGCATTTAGAAAATACTTAATTGATAATGTTATCAATAAAAATTCAGGATTTAGTCCAATTACTGCTACGCCAACAGGATCATTTGATGTTGGTGGTAATACACAAAGATTAAGTGATTTTTTAACTATAATGATAAATAGATTTTCTAAGTTACAAATAGATAAAAACACAAAACGATTAACTATCAGTAGAGGTTTTAATGATGATATCATTAAACTTGAACAGTATAACTTCTTTAAATCTTTCAATGACAAATGGATTGCTGGTAATTCTATCGGGCAAAGAACATTAATGGAAGAATTCTTATTTTTAGATAAAGCGAATAAAGATATTGGTGATAAAGTATTCCTTGATATGGAAAGACTTGTTTCAATCATCGAACAAAGAAATAAGAATAAACTAAATTTATATTCACTTATAAATGTCATAATAAAAGATACTGGTTTCGATATTAGAGCGTTACCCGCTTATGTTAATTTTTATGGTACAAACTTTAATAATAATGGACGAACAGTCCCTTCAAAATCGGTAGCCAAAAATATATTTGGTACATTTTTAGAGGTGGACACACAGGATTCTATGCCAAAAATCATTCTGCAATATGTAGGAGCGAATTCGAAACATCCAAATAGGAGAGATATAGATAAAAACGCTAAATTCCCGGACGATAGTTTTGATATTTCTAATGTTAACAATAATCCCCTTGTGGTAGTTGGTCCCGATGTCTTTAGAAACACAGATTTTTCTAAGTCTAATAAAGTCGTAGCTTTTGAGGTCGGTTTTGGTGATCAGAACCAATCCATATTCAAAGGATTGGAATTAGATCAAACATCAATTAAAAACACATCAGAATCATTCCAAGTAATTGAACGTTTAGGTAATTCAGAGACGGGATCCAGCGTTTCACAGATAGATATTGGATTATTTGACATTTATAGACAAGCATCCTACACTTGTGGTGTTACTACTATGGGTAATGTAATGATACAACCAACTATGTTCTTTTATCTTAAAAATGTCCCATTGTTTAGAGGTTCATATTGGATCACAGAAGTTAGTCATAGTATTAAAATGACTGGCATTGAAACCACATTTAAAGGATCTAGAATTCCGATGCAGTCATTACCCGACCCATCAGAATCATTCTTAGCGAGTTATAGAGCATTGTTTGATAAAATAACTAAAAAAGCCATTGCAAAAGTTAAAGATGAAAATTTACGATTAAATAGTCCGGGCAATACTGAACGAGTATTTCAAGATGCTGATGGTGTGTCATTCACGACTGATATGGGGAAAAAACTCATATCAGGTGAAAGTATACTTACACAAATGGGTATTAAAGAATATGGAATACCTTATAATGGATATAATAACGAAAAATATATACAATTAGTAAATTTTAACGGTGGCGAATGGTTAAGAGCGGTTGCAATTGAAATGGATTCAAAAGACTATAAAATAGATAGTAAAATGTCAATGTCATTTATTTCTAGGTATAAAGATATTTTTGGTAATAGTACAAATGTATTGTGGGAGAATATTTCTAATAAAACAAAACAGTTAGATTTTTATTCAACTAAATTTGATCATTCTCTATCACCTAATACTATAATGAGAGAATATCCGTATACAGTATTTTTGAATCCTAATAAACCAAATACTCCGGTAGAATTCAAAACAAATATAGATGTACCAAATTTGAATTTTACGGGACCTGTAAATAATGGACCTAATTTAGATGGATACGGAATAGCAATGTCGAGTTCATTAATGACAAAATTAGATATTTATAACGGTGATGTTATATATTTCAAATTAAGAAAAGAATAATACAGTTTCTTTTGATATTTATATAAGAAAAATACATTATGGAAAAGAACATCGATCAAACACTTAACGATTTTTTAGGAAAAACAACTAATGTTATATCGCCAGACGGTTCAGAAGAAAAAGTTTGCGACATAACAACAGGCGAATGCTATGTTATAAAAACCAAAGATGGTTTAGTTGAAAGAATAAATAAACAATTCATTACCGAAGACGGTAGACAATTATTACAGGACTAATATTATGTTAGAAAAGAAACTACAAGAAGAGTTAAATCGTTACAACCAAATTAACAAATATGGTAAAACGATGATTATGGAGCAAAATGAGCCATTACCACCTACACCACCAGCAGGAGGCGAACCACCAGCGGGCGCAGGATTACCACCTGTACCCGGAGCGGGTGCCGATCCAATGGCAGGTGAAACTCCACCTGTAGATGCAGGTGTACCACCTACAGAAATGGGTGCAGATGCCGGAGCACCACCAGCAGAAGGTGAAGCAGAACCACCGGTAGAACCATCGGCTGACGATACAACTGAAGAAATCGACATTACTGATTTGGTTGATATGACTAAAAATATCAAACAACAGTTAGACGCTAAAAACGACGAGAACTCATCTGTTATACAGAAAATGGACGGAGCTTTCTCGAAACTATCGGAATTGGAAGCCAAATTAGGACAAATGGATAGTATTATATCTAAAATAGATGAACTTGGTAGTAAAATTGAACAAATGAGACCACCAACACCTGTTGAAGAACTTAATATGAGATCATTAGATTCATATCCGTTTAATCAAAAGCCAGGTGAGTTCTTTTCACAAAAACAACAAGAAATGAAAGCCTCGGGTAAAAACGAATATGTTTTAACTAAAGGTGATGTTGAAAATTACGGAAAAGAAGAAATTGCGCAATCTTTTAACCCTGAAGAAGACGAACAAGAATCAGATCCCACTAGATATTAGTAATTAATTGTTTTGAAGAAAAAATAAATTGCTGTATCTTTTGATATAAGAGTAAGTTACAATTATTTTTAAAAAAACATTGAGTCAGATTTCACTATCTGACTTTTTTTGTTTATATTTTACACATATAACAATAATTAATTAATCCAAATTATGGGAACACTAGCAGAAAATGTACTGGCTCAGTACGAGAAAAACAAACAAGCCGCAAGCGGTAATTCAAACAAAGTATCTCAAGAAGAGAGGCTTAAAAAGTACTTCACCACAATTCTTCCGAAAGGAACAAAGGATGGTGAACGAAGAATCAGAATCCTACCTACAAAAGACGGATCATCGCCTTTTATTGAGGTTTACCTCCACGAAATTCAGGTGGATGGAAAGTGGGTGAAATTATATGACCCACAACAAGACGGTAAGAGATCTCCTCTTAACGAAGTAAAAGATAGTTTAATGGCGACCGGTCTTGAATCGGACAAAGAGTTGGCGAGAACATATCGTTCACGTAAGTACTACATCGTTAAACTGATTGACCGTGAAAACGAACAAGACGGGCCTAAATTTTGGAGGTTTAAACACAACACCAAAAGTGAGGGTGTTCTTGACAAAATTTTCCCTATTTTCCGTAACAAAGGCGATATCACCGACCCGGTTACAGGACGTGACCTAATTCTTACTCTATCATTATCAAAATCAGGTAACGGTAAAGAGTATACCACTATTAACTCCGTAATGCAGGAAGATATTGGTCCATTACATACTGACCCTGCAAAGGCTCAGGAATGGATTGACGACGATCTTACTTGGAACGACGTTTACGCTAAGAAAAGCGAAGAATATTTGGATCTTGTTGCCAATGGTGAAACACCAAAATGGGACAGTAACCTTAAAAAATTCGTCGCTGAAGGACAGGTCACATCGACCACAACAGGAGAGGCTAATGTTGGTAATACCGGCACACCTCATACTGAACCTGAAGATCCACAAACCGACGCAGAGCCGGACGACGATCTACCATTTTAGTTGAGAGTACCTGACGGTAACTTGGACACTTACTTGGACATTGTGTCCAAGTTACCGTTTTTTTAGCATAAAAAGAGTTCAGCTTGGACATAGACACAACACATTATGGCAATTAAGAAAAAAGAAATAGAAGATTATACTAGCAAATATTCGTCAAGTACAAAATATAAAGAATTAAGTTTTTATGACTGTGGAGAAGCGTTTTGTAACGCTTGTGGACTACCTGGTCCGGTTAAGGGGGGCATAACAATGCTTTTGGGTCATACTAACACATCGAAAACAACAGCGATGATATTATCAGCGGTCGATGCACAGAAAAAAGGTGATCTTCCTGTTTTAATTATAACAGAAAAAAAATGGAGTTGGGAACACGCTGTTGAACTTGGATTTAAAGCATCAAAAGACGCAAACGGTGAATGGAAAGGGGATTATATTTTTAATGATTCTTTTGATTATATTGAACAAGCAACTGATTTTGTGAACACTATTATTGATGCTCAGGAAAAAGGTGAAATTCCACGATCAATTGTATTTTGTTGGGATAGTATCGGATCAATACCTTGTAAAATGACATATGAAGGTAAGGGTGGAAAGATGCACAACGCATCCGTATTAGCGGACAAAATTGGTATGGGTCTTTCATCAAGAATTTCTAAATCGAAAAAAGAAGAATATCCATATTATCTTACATTAGTAATAGTTAACCAACCTTGGGTTGATTTACCGGACAATCCTTTTGGTCAACCGGAAATTAAGGCAAAAGGTGGTGAAGCCATTTGGCTAGCATCATCTTTGGTGTTTCTATTCGGTAATCAGAAAAAAGGCGGTATAAATCACTTAGATGCACAGAAAAACGGACGAAAAGTTTCATATGGAACAAGAACCAAAATTTCTATTATAAAAAATCACGTCAATGGTTTAGGTTATAAAGACGGTAAAATCATTTCTATTCCACAAGGATTTATTGAGGACACAAAAGAAGCTGTCGAAGAGTATAAAAAACAATACTCGGAGTATTGGAATTCAATTCTTGGTGGTGGTACAGGTGATTTTGAAGTAATTGAAGCAATAAGAGACGAAGAAGATCTTTAATATTTATTCACGAATAACACAATAAATCAATGCCTACTTTAGCAGTTGATGGTAACAATTTACTTACGATTGGTTTCTTTGGTCTTAAAAACCACTTCTATAAGGGAAAGCACATTGGAGCACTCTATCATTTTATCAATACTCTTAGGAGATCTTTTGATACACATCAATTAGATAAAATATGTGTATTTTGGGACGGTGAGGAGTCAACATCCCAGCGTAAGAAAATTTACTCTCATTATAAGTCAGGAGTAAA